GCCAAAGCAAGCGTACACTCTCGTCACCCGCAAGGCTGACTTGTTACACCTAAACCAGAAAACACGCTGATATGTGGTATGAGATTTTGCACCGTGTAAACTATTACACCGTTGAAAAGTACATTGTGTGGGCAAAGACTAAACACGATGTACTGCCACTCTTAGACCATCTTAAAATAACTGCATGTACCATGCACAAATACAACGACTAACCATTCGGGCATATGCCCGATCAGACAAAGGAGAAACAAATGTCTGCACCATCAATATCATCCGCTGCTATGCTCGTTAAGTTTAGCGTAACCATACCGACATTCCGCAAGGGCGACCGTATTGCCACTGAGGAAGTTGCTACTAACAACGGCGCAGATCGCAAGCGCTTCAATCTAACCAAGTCACTCATCGACAACAAAGAGTTCAAAGCTCTGAAAACCCATGTCGGTGATGTGCGTAACAACATATACTACGCGCGAACCCAGCCGTGGGACGACAAGGGGCCACGCCTCTTGTCCAATGCAAACTACTTCGACTTTCACGAAAAGATGACCTATGCTATCGACCAAGGCAAAGACCTATGGGACATATTTCTTGACACGTATGAGCACCAGCGTGATGTGGTTGCTCCTCGCGAGTTAGGTGATCTCTACGACCCACTGCAATATCCATCGCTTTCTGATCTGCAACTGGATGGGTTCCACATGAACCTTGGGTACTCAGGCATTGCCGAGGCTGGCGACTTTCGTTGTGACATCGGCAAGGAAGCTGTGGACTATGTAAGAAGTCAGATGCAGTCTGACAACGAAGCACGGGTTCAGGGTGCGATGAAAGACCTGTGGCATCAGTTACACGACCAGATACAGCGGTTCCTCAAGAACCTAGCTGTCGATGAAACCACAGGTAAGAAGGGTAAGATCAGCGATGGCATCTTTGATCGTCTGGTCGCACTCACTGACATGTTACACACATGCAACTATACAAACGATCCGGACATGGACGCCATGCGCCGTAAACTATCGGTTACTCTGGATAGTGTCACAACAGACGCTATGCGCAATAGCCCAACTACACGTGAGAAAACACGTGAGAAACTAACCGAGGCACTGAACAGCCTTCCATCACTAGACATATAATCGGGCAGATGCCCGAAAGGAGAACGACATGAATACCGCTAAACAAATGTACGCACTTGACATCCAAGAGACTGCCGACTTGATTACCATGATCGGCAGAGATCAGACCGTGATTGCCGTTGGCAGCATGGGTCAGGGTAAATCAGCCATACTCGACATTGTGGCTAAGGAGTTACCCACACATAAACCGTTCTACTTCGACTGCACTACCAAGGTCGATGCTGGTGACATGGGCTTGCCCAGAATGAAAGAAGCGCAAGAGAAAGACTTCTTTACGCATGCCGTTGCTGAAGAGTTGGGCTTCCATCACGATGGCCCGATATGCCTGATGCTCGACGAGATCGGCAAGAACAAGTCGCTGCTTCCTGCGCTGCAGCGGATCGCATACGAGAAGAAGTTTGGTATGCACGAACTGCACCCAGACAGCATTGTCTTTGCTACGACCAACAAGGCAAGCGAGGGTATGGGTGACGTGTTATCTGCACTCATGCGTAACAGAACAACAGTCGTCACCATACGAAAGACTACAAATCTCAAGTGGTTGGAGTGGGCTATCGACAATGACATCGAACCCCTGCTAATGGGTTATGTCAAAGACCATCCAGAGTTGGGTGATGACTTCGAGGATATCAAAGACCCACAAGAAAACTTGAAGATATATCACCCGAAAGACCCGTCACGTCAATCGTTCTGGACATGGCGCTCTGGTGAAGCCGCGTCAAAGATATTGAAGAAACGTCACATGATGAGCAATCACATGCTGACTGCGGCACTCATCGGTACTATCGGTGAGCAAGCGGCAGTAGAGTTGATGACTTTTGTCAACGTGGCGAAGGACATGCCATCTGCTGACGACATCAAGAACGATCCGAAAAACGCCAAGGTGCCAAGCTCTGCTGCGGCTGTGTGCATGACTGTGTTTCGCACGTTAAGCACAATAGATCGTGATTGGATGGACGCATGGATGACATACATGGACAGGCTCGACACCGAGGCGCAAGGTCTGTTCGTCAATGGTGCACGATCCGAGAAGTACAGCAAGCGTAACATCGTGATGCAGAACAAGAAGTTCGGTGAGTGGTCACGTCTGAACGGTTACATGTTCCAAGCGGATAAAGTGTAATGGATTGGTATCTGATGAAAGAGAACGGTGACACGTTCTGGACGCAATGTGAGAGCCGCGAAAAGGCTCTTGCAGATGCACAGTTGTGGGGGGCGGAGCTAATTCGCCAAGCCACCATCGTAGAAACACATTACCTAGAAGAGGAGGAAGAATGATGACCCGTGAAGAATTTTTTGAGTGGTTGGAGACTTGCCCGACCCACAAGTGGGAGGTCACTCACTATGCCTATGGCCCGAGATGTTTGACGAGACAAGAATACGGTCACGTTGTCGTGTCATTTCCTGTAAAAGGAGAGGAGGAG